GCAGGAATAAGATTTGCGTTAGCAGGACTTTTCGTCTTGATTTTTGCTTCTATACAGGAAAAGAAAGTGACACTGCCTGATGGAAAGATTCTAAAATATGCAGTTCCTGTCTGCCTTGCTGAAACTGTAAATATGGTAAGTTACTAAGATTTCACGTATTTATGCGGGTTTGTAGAAGTGGTTAAGAGTGGTAAAAAGTACTTAGAAGCGGTTTACTCATACATTACTTATACATCGCATCTTTATTCAAACATACTATTTTATTTTTAATATTTCGTTCATTAACCATTCTGGTTTCCTCCTAGTATATACATCTTCTGTCATATCTTCGATTGCATGACCTATTATGTATTTAATTGCATATTCATTCAAATCAGCATTTTTCATCATAGTTGTGAAATGTACACGTCCGTCGTGACATCTATGTTCTGGGTTTAGTTTTAATTGTTTTTTAATATTATTAAATCTATATCTATATTTGTCATATGTTAGTTTTAAACCACTATTACACTTACAACACTCTACAACATTTATTAAATATTCGCTATTAAGTGATTTAGCCTCATCATACCTTTTTTGGATAAGAGGTCTTATTATAGGATGAATTGGAACGATCCTATCTTCTCCAGCATCTGTTTTCATCCCCCCTTTAATGAACCAATTTTTTAAATCTACATTTTCCATTCGTATTAAGCCTAATTCTTGTGGGCGCCATCCGCTATAGCATTGAATTAATAACACATCAACATATTTTATTTTATATAAATTATCCCATAATTTTTTGATTTCTGCAGGTGTAAAATCAATATGATCTTTTTTATTTTTCTTGACCTCTTTTCTCACTTCTTTAGATAAATTAAATTGTCTAGCGTAATTAGTGTCAGTTAAATCATACTCCAAAGCATAATCGAATAATAAATTAAAAATACTTTTTATTTGTCGTTTAATATTAGGCGAGGCCATATTTTTTTCATCATTTTTCATTATATAGGCATCTTCGATACAACCTTTTATATGTCGAACATGTACGTCTTTAACTTTCATATTATAAATCATACTGACGTACTTCCATGGACTTTCAATATTACGAATAGCAGAATCGCTTTTTAAATGTTTAAAATATTCTACAGACCATCTATCGTATAACTCCTTAACAGTGATATCTTTATCTATATCATACGGATTCTTATGATATTCCACCAAAGCTGCATATGCATCGTTATAAGTTTCAAAATAGGCGTTAGGTTTCAACAGCTTTGATAAGAACTTACCGTCATTAGTCTTACCTGCTGGAACCATAGCTCTATATGGTTTTCTAAGATTAGGATTCTTAAGTTTTGTGATCTGACCAAAACCGTTAGGTAAACGTTTTCGTCTATTACTTTTCCGTCTAATATTCGACATTTTTTTATTATTTAATACATACCCACAGTGCGGACACATAACCGCAGAATCGCTTACTTGTAAATTACATTCTGGACATTTAATTAACATATATTAACCTCCTTGTATATTTCCATAACTTACCATTGAAATTTACAGCTCGATTGTATATCTTGATATAGGAGTGTGTCAAATCATACATCGGGAAAAAGGAGGTTTATGGTACGAGAAAGCGAGCATTTATGCCCTTTGTGCGGAGGCGAATTAAAATATTTGGGACACGTCCGGCGAATCATGAAAACTGGTAGTGGACACTCAAAATGGATAGAGGTTAGACGTTTAAGATGTACAGAATGTGGAACTATTCATAGAGAACTACCAAATTCTTTATTACCATACAAACACTATTCAAGCGATATTATAAATCGAGTAGTGTCTGGCGAGATTACACCAGATATATTAGAATATGAGGATTATCCGTGTGAACTAACTATGAAACATTGGACCGAAGAATTTACAAAAGATAATTGACCGACTTCTTTTTTACTATCCATAATAAGACGCCTAGAATAGTCGTTGAAAGGAGGTAGAAGTAGATGAATGTAATTAAGTTTCCTCAAGGATCTGTACCTGTATCTGTTGCAGCTAAAGTTTTTGGTAAAGATCCTTCCTGGGTAAGAGCAGGCATTATATCAGGATGGTTACCCATTGGGAAGGCTACTAGAAACGGACAATTGATTACATCAATAGATGATATGGATTCTAAACAGGGAAGAATTAATTTTTATATTTCTCCGAAACGACTATGGGAAGAAACGGGTTACTTATGGGATGGAACGAGGTGAGTTAAATGGGAACAAAGATACGTCCGGAATTATCGAAGAAAAATAAGTATTGGATTCCGAGACATAGATATTATGAATTGAAACACTTCTGCTTACAATATCCAGAGTGGAAAGAACAGTATACTAATTTAAGTAGTGTGACAACGCCGAAACTAACAGATAAAGTTTTTAGAAATATAGGACATCATAGTGATCCGACAGAACAATGTGCTGAGCAAAAGATATTTTATCAATGTCGTATTGCGATGTTAGAACAGGTAGCAGTCTTGACCGATAAAGATTTGGCTAAATATATTTTACTGGCTGTTACGTACGGACACTCTTATACATATTTGAAAACTAAGTTAGATATTCCGTGTAGCAAAGACACTTACTATGATAGGTATAGAAAATTCTTTTGGATATTAAGCGACTTAAGAGATTAGTCAGGGCTCCTTTGGGAGCTCTTTTTATATTCGCGATAATTACAAACTCTATTATGAGAAGAAACAAGTAGCTTAACTTGGTCAAAGCGTCAGAGTAAAATCTGAAGAAAGCCGACTCAAACTCGGTGTTGGTTCTTCTTAGAGGAAACAACTATTAGATGACTAATGGCTATGGGCAGTGTAAAGCCTATCCAGGTGGGAAGTAGGAAGTAGGACTGATAGTCTAATAGTGAGATACACTTTCTCTTTTCTTTTTCGCGATAATTACAAACTCTATTATGAGAGAATAGTTAGCTCAGTTGGTAGAGCGCTACGCAAGTAGAGGTAGACAGTTCGAATCTGTTACTATTTTCTTTTTGTTTTATTAACTATATTTCAAGGAGGTATCTTATGAAGAAACGAAGATTAAAACGATACGTAAAATCTCACAAGTCATTATTTTTAACATTAGCGGCATCGACTGGTGTGGTTTTGACAGGTATATTTGCAGGAACAGGGACAATTAAAGCTAACAAAATAATCAAATCAGAAGAAAAGAAAGCTGAAATAGGAAACGTAGAATTAACAAAGACTGATATTTTTCTTTTGACTTGGAAGTGTTATATTCCAGCAGTAGCGTCTGGCGTAGGTAGTATTGCGTGCATATTCGGTTTAAATGTATTAAATAAGAAACAGCAGGAACAATTGATCAGTGCATATGCTTTGTTAAATAATACTTATCACGAATATCGTAAGCAGGTTATTGAGAGATACGGAGAGGAAGTAGATGAAGAAATCAGAGAGAATTTGGGATATGCTGCGATTGGTGAATGTTCTAATATATGTAGAATCGATTGTGATTATCCGGATGAAAAAGCCATTTTTTATGATCCAATCTCTGGGAACTCCGTGGTGAAATATGAACGAGAAGTAATGGCTGCGGAATATCATTTAAACCGTAATTTTATAATTGCTGGTGGGGTAACTCTTAATATGCTGTATGATTTTTTAGGATTACCACAGACTAAGGAAGGAGAAGAATTGGGTTGGAGTTTATGTGATGGTTATTGTTGGATAGACTTCGAACATACGTTATTATCTAAAGACGATGGCGGTATGCCTGTATATTCTATCGATGCAGTATTTTCTCCACATGACGAGTATGATGATTATTGATTATCAGGTTAAGTTATAGTATAATTTATTTATATTTTAAGTCACAAGGAGGAATCAGTATGAAGAAAAAAATATTGTTGGGATTAGTACTTGTTTTGTGCTGTCTCACAGGATGTGGAAGTAACAGTGGTAATAGTAAAAATAGTAATGATAATAGTCCGCCAGAAATCAAGATGTCTGATATCGATTGGAATATTAAAAGCGGGATTATAGATGGACAGAGAAGAATAGTATTTTCATATACGAATAATACTGATTATACAATTGGTGACATAGAATTAGATTTTCAGCGAAAAGCATCAACAACTGATGATGATATGCTTAAGGAGTTTAAACTACTCAAAGATACTGGAAATTACTCTGCGGACGATGTAAAAAAATTCTATATTACCGCATATAATCATAGATTTATAAAAAGTAAAAAATCATCGAATAAAGTTAGCTGTACTATCAACCATACATATTGGGCGGTGACAGATTTAAAACAGTATAAATTAATGGAACCCGATAAAGCTACTATTGCAATAATAAAAAATGATAAATTATATACGTTTTATTATGATTTTCAAAATAAAGAAATGACGATGGACGAAGATAAAAGTGGTGAAAAAATATATTCTTGGTCCACAAGTAAGATCGCAAAGAACCTTCCAAAACCAAAATTTCAAAGTGTGGCGGTTACTTACGATACGGACGATTATTTTATTTTTAATAGTTATGGAGTAACAAAATCAGAATATAAAGAATATTTGAAGCGTATAAAAGAAAAATTCCCTACTATGAAAGACGAAAATGACACATCTTATACAGGGACAAATGATAAAAACTACGAACTTAATATATCATATAATTCATTAGACCAAAACGTAAATTGTTCTTTGGATACATCTAAATCTACAGAATCCACAACAGAAGCAACCACCACGACTACTGCGGAAAAAGTAACTACAACCGCTAAAAAGAAATCTACACAGACAAGCGGTATAAGACCAAGAATCAAGAAAGCTATTGATAGCTATGAAACAGTTATGGATTCTTATTGTAAATTCATGAAAAAATATAACGAATCCAGCGACACATCTTCTATGATGAAAGATTATGCAGATTACATGGAAAAATATAGTGATGCTGCAGAAAAATTCGAGAAGATTAAAGATGATAATCTGAACGATGACGAATTAACATATTATACAAAAGTTCAGGTTAGAGTTACGAAGAAACTAGCAGATGCCCAGTAAATACGTGCTAAGAAGATCTCTTATACAGGAGGTCTTCTTTTTTATGCAAAAATCCGGACACAGGTTACAACAAAACATGATATTTTACTAATGCGTAAAAAGAAAGGAGAACCGATGTTTTATATTTTTTATATTTTTGGGTTTTTATTAGGAATTCTTATAGGAGTAATGGTTTCTAAACGAAATACAAAAACAGATGGAGTTTTAAGATTATTTGGATATGACGATCCAGAAGGACCTTATATGCGACTTGAATTGAGTAATGCAGAACTAAATCGAGTTAATGTTAAGAACACAGTACACCTAGAAGTGATCAGAGATAATCCGAATTCGCAAAAATAACTGACTCTATTATGGAACATATTAATTATTTTTAAGGAGGACTTATAAAATGAGTATTAAAATGCAGTTAACAGAGGAATTTAATGACGAAATTTCAGAAGTTAGTAAGATGGAGATTGGTTCTAAAGAACACAGCGCAGCTGTAGACAGTTTAACCAAACTCGCAGATAGAATTATTGAAATCGATAAGATTGACAATGAGCAAGAGTTTAAAGAGATAACGCAGAGAATTGAAGGTTATCATAAAGACGAACAGCTTAAAGTCAGTAAAATCGATACAGTATTAAAACATGCGGGCAATTTTGGTAAAGCAGTGCTTATGGTTGGAGCAGGTCTTTGGGTGTATTCATCTTCTATGAAGTATGAAGAAAAAGGAATTATTCCTACAACTGACGGAGGTAGAAGCTCAATTAAGCAATTCTTAAATTTCATTAAATTGTAAGAAGAATAGAACGCTGAGGAAACTTGGCGTTTTATTTTTGTCTTTTCGCGTAGAAAACACGTCTTATTATGAAAGGAGTGATATTTTATGAAGGAAATATTATGCAGGGTATATTTTAACTACGAACATATACCAAGATTTATGACAAACAGAATGAGTGATTGGTTTATTAAAAACAGACATTCGGTTGTGAAGGTATATCATAATCATATTGAAGAGGTTAATAAAAAATGGGAATTGACAGGCGCGCCATATTCGTTTGGAGATTACTTAGAAGACATTAATCCTGAATATGTTAAAGAAATACAAAAAACGATACAACCGTTTATCAATGATATTAATAAAAAATTCATATTTTTCAAGTTTAAAATAGATCAATATGGTGATATTGTAGGTTATATACCATTTATCAAAAATTCTAAATTATGGATTACACTTGAAGAGCTCTAAACAAGGGCTCTTTCTTTTTCGCGTAGAAAACATACTCCTTTATGAGATATATTAACAATTTATAACAAAGGAGCAATATTATGATTAAGAAATTGAAAGAGAAATTATTTGACAGATTTACAGTGAAATGTAGACATATTGTTATGAACAAAGAAGATGTTATGAATACATTGGAGTTTATAAATTCAATCGGATTATGCGATGTAGGGATCGGTAATTGCGGTTGGGATGATGAACGAAAATGGTTTATAGATTTCGATGCAAGTGACATGAAATGGATAGCAGTTCGCGATGGATTAAATGTCAATAGAATCTGGAATTGGAATGATATTCCCGAAAAAGCAATTGGGAAAATATATTCAACAGATTAGAGCTTCGGCTCTTTTCTTTTTTCGCGAAAATAACATGTCTTATTATGAGACAATACAAATTAATTTATGTACTATTAGGAGGTATTTATTATGACGATGAACACAATTGATATGTATATTGAAAAGGTTGACAGATTTAAAAAGACTTTATTACGAAATATTGATATGAACGACTTAAGACATTTAAGTAGTGAAGAATTCGATATGTGTAAACAGGCTTTAGATTTATTTGATGCGACCATTGATATTATACAGTATGAAATGGTAACGTTAGAATTAATAAAGACACAAACAGACTTTATAGCTAGTCAGAACGAATTAATTTTAGCCAAACTCAACAAAGAAACAGATTAGAGCTTCGGCTCTTTTCTTTTTTTTCGCGTAGGAAACACACCTTATTATGAGACAGATAACGTGAAAACGAAAGGAGTATTATTATGAAAAGACAGAAAAATAACAATAACGATGGAGATTACAGATGTGTAGAGGCTATGTACAGAAGAGGATGTACGGTCGACGACATTGTAAATTCTACGGGTATTAGTAAAATGGATGTCTTGGATATTACGCAAAAGATATTCGCGTTAGATATGAAAAAGAGAGCTCTGAACTAGGGCTCTTTGTTTTTTTTTTCTTTCGCGTGAAAAACAATTGATATTATGAAACAGAAAATCATTTTACGGAGGTATTTATTATGAAAAAATTTACGATTATGGAAACCAGAAAAATGAAAAAATGCGACATAGAAAAAGAGCTTAAAAAACATACTGAGTATTTAGAATCTTTGGGTATGGATCATGTAGAAGCTTGTGACTTCGCATCTAACATTATGAATTTTGGTGCAGCCATACAGGAAAAATTTGATACTAAAAAACGTATGAAGAAATGATTATGTTTACACAAGGAGTCGGCAATGGCTCTTTGTTTTAAGGAGGTTAGAGAAATGAGATACTTTTTTAAAAAGCCAGAAGTATATTCTTCTATTTTTGGTAAGAGGTACAACTGCGATCATCCGGTATATAATGAATGTACTCTATACATAATAGATAATCGTGGGTTGGCAGTTATTCAACAACAATACGATCCGGAGACAAAATATACATTCTGGACAAGTATTAGTTCTTGGCTGACTGATAAAATATATTTACATCCTAGATTCCGTAAGTTCTTCGATACATATGCTGATCGTGAGCAAGATGGTTTGTATCCTACAGTAACAGTACGACAAATTATGTGGGGACTACGAATGAAACCACTACCAAAAGAACCATGGGAAACATGTTTCGATCGGAAAGGATTTTAGTTCGCAAAAAATACATGTCTTATTATGAGACAGAATAAAAAATTTCTAAGGAGGTATTTATTATGATGAATAGAACATATTTAGAAGCAAACTATGAGGTTATTAGTCAGGCTTGTAAATTATACAGAAAGGAATTAACAATTTGTCAGGCAGCAATTATAGATGAACATCCATGGCTCGATATAGATGCAAACGATTATGTAGAGTTTATGAATACATTATCTTTGGATGTATTTATTGGTAATATGTTATGGAGTTTATTAAGGCCTGCAAGTATAGATATATGCAAAAAGCTATTGACTAACGAATTAACTTTTGAAGAATTTATAGAAAAAGATGGAGGTATTTGTGATATTAATAAATTTCACGAATTAATGGAACGATTTTAAGAACACGGGAGACTTCGGTCTCCTTTTGTTTTTCGCGGAAAATACATACTCCTTTATGAGAACATTTAGGAGGTAAGAACAAATAACTAAACGGGAGCCAGCAATGGCTCTTTGTTTTATTTTTAAGGAGGTCAGAGAACATGAAGAAAAAACTTGACACAACAAAACTTTTAAGTATCGCTGTTACTATTTTAGGTTTGGCAGGAACATTGTTATCCAGCAAACTTGATGAAAAATCACGCGAAGAAATGAAAGCAGAGATTAAAGAAGAATTAAAGGAGGAATTACAATGAGAAAGAAAATGCCTAAATTTATTTACAAAGTAAAAAGAGGTTTTGGTAAAAGAAGTCCGGCGATCTTAACAGCCACTGGAATTCTTAGTATGGGGACAGCTGCGGTTCTGGCGGCAAAGGAAACTCCTAAAGCGATTCGTCTTATTGAAGAACGAGAAGCTGAGTTGGGTGATGAGTTAACACCAAGGGAAAAATTGGAAACAACTTGGAAGTGTTATGTCCCAGCATTAACTGCAGGTATATTTGGAGCAGCTTGTTTGATTGGAGCTCATTCAGTTCATGCTAGACGAAACGCAGCGATCGCAACTGCTTATAAATTATCTGAAACAGCTCTTACAGAATATAAAGAAGCTGTAACAGAAGAGATTGGAGAAGAAAAAGAATCTCTGATCAGAAAGAAAGTCAGACAGAAAAAATTAGAGGAAACACCAACAGGACCAAACAATATCATCATTACTGGACGAGGAAATCAGCTTTGTTATGATGGTGTGTCTGGAAGAGTCTTTGAATCTGATCTAAATACTATTGAAAAAGCGATTAACAAAGTAAATCGTGAAATGACGTACGATATGTATATTTCGCTTAGTGATTTTTATGATGAGCTAGGACTTGATCATACAGATATTAGTGATCAAATCGGATGGAATTTAGAAGATGGGTTGCTGGAAGTGTCATTCGATTCTATGATCCTAGGCGATGGACGACCATGTATTACGTTGGAATATCATGTAGCACCAAAATATGACTTTGCAAAATTAATTTAGGAGGTATTTATTATGTTTAAGAAAATAGCAACAAAACTTAAAAATACAGCAGAAACACATAAAGATGAGATTATCGGATGTGTTCTAATATCTGTATCTATGATTATTGCATATAAAAACGGTCGTGATGACGGAGGAACACAGGTTCTTAAATGGATGATAAACGAGTATCCAGAGGAATCGAAGGTCATTGTCAATGATATTTTAGCTAAACGAAACTCGCGAAAATAACAATTCATATTATGAAGGATAAACTTATTCAAAATTTCTAAGGAGGTATTTTATGAAAGAAATCAAAAACGGAGAAGTTGTACAGGAAGCATTCGATATGGACGAATTAGACGAAATGTTGGAGGACGAAGAAATGAAGGAATCTAAATTAAAAACTTTTGGATTAAGAGCTAAAAACGGATTTAAAAAACATAAGAAAAAAATTGTAGCAGGTGCAATCTTTGGATTAGGTATTTTAGCTGGTGTAGCAATTAGTAACAGAGGTAACGACGATGGAGATGATTCATATTCTGACGACAATATTTTAGATGTGGATTATACGGAGGTCGATACAGATGTAGACTACTCTGAATATGATGAATCAGAAGAAGAAACTGAAAACGAAGAATAATATATTCTTAAAGGGGACGTACCGATAATAAGGTATGTCTCTTTTTTTTATTAGGAAGGAGATTAATTATGGCAGAATATAAGCCTAATTCAAATAAGTACAAAACCGAACAGCGAAAAAAACAGGAAAAAGTTGTTCGGGGGAAAGTACGTAGAAAGAAAAAAAGTGAAGTCAAAAAGTGGAAAGATATATTCATCTCAGAAGATGTTGAAGACGTTAAAACTTATATCATTATGGATGTAATTGTCCCAACGATTAAAAACACGATTCTGGATACTGTTTCTATGTGCTTATTTGGAGATACTGCAAAAAGAAGCAGAAATCACAATACAGTTTCTTATAATCGAGATTATTCATCTGCAAGTAGATCAGGTAGAACAAATCGTAGAAATTCTACACGTGATCCATATGATTTTGATGATATTATCTTCGATAGTCGTGGAGAGGCGGAAGATGTGTTAGATCATATGGGAGAAATTATGGACGCATATAACGGTATCGTAACTGTAGCAGATTTCTACAATCTCGCAGGTGTTACTGGAAACTGGACAGATGATAATTATGGATGGACAAATCTATCCCGAGCTACAGTTCAGAGGACTCGAGATGGATTTATTATCAATTTACCAAAAGCAATACCAGTGTAAATTAAGGAGGAGAATATGTTAGAGAAGACATTAGATAGAGGAATTAATATGCAGAAAAATTGTGTAGAACCATTTGTGGTATGTTTTAAAAATTTTGATATGTCAATGGAATTCGAAAAAGCGCTTAGAAATTTAATTGAACAAAATGACTATATATGTGTAGCAGACGTTATAAACCTTTTTGGAGGTTATACAAGTCCTTCAGATCGTAGATATGGATGGCTAAATTTAGCTTGGGATGATGTGGGGTCAGGTTATATTAATAACAATCATTTATTTGAATTACCGATTCCACATTACTTAGGATATTCTGAACAATATAAACCTAACACTCGACGTCCTAAGCGAGGTGGTAAACACCCATGCAGTTCTACAGTAAATCATCCAAACCATTATCAGTCTGAAACAGGATTAGAGGTAATTGATGTAATTGATGCTTTCACAGATGGATTAGATGGTGTTGAAGCGTTCGATACTGGCAACATCATTAAATATATTTGTCGTTGGAAAAAGAAGAATGGCATTGAAGATTTGGAGAAAGCTAAATGGTACTTAGAAAATCTTATCAAAGAAGTAAAGGAGAAAGAAAATGAAGATGCTAAATAATATTAAAAGAACAGGATACAAATTAAAATTTAAAGCAAAAAAACGCAGTCCAGAAATCTTTATTGTAGCAGGTGTTTTTGGAACCATTGCAAGTACAGTAATGGCATGTAAAGCGACTACAAAATTACAGGATATTACTGATGATGCAAAAGATCAGATTGATTCAGTTCATGAAGCAGCTGAACATCCAGAGAATTTACCTGAAGAATATACAGAGAAAGATGCTACACGCGATTTAACAATAATCTATACTCAGACAGGTATGAAAATTGCTAAATTATATGCCCCAGCAATTATTACTGGAACATTATCAATCGCAAGTATCATTACATCTCACAATATTTTGAGAAAACGAAACATGGCTTTAGCTGCAGCATATACAACTATTGATAAATGTTTCAAAGATTATCGGGGGCGAGTTGTGGAACGATTCGGAGAAGAGATCGATAAAGAACTTAGATATAATATTAAATCTAAAGAAATTGAAACAGTAAAAAAGAACGACGATGGTACAGAAGAAGTTGTCAAAGAAGATGCGGTAACAGCTGAACTAAATAGTGAATCTGATTACGCAAGAATTTACGATGATGGTTGTTATGGTTGGTCAAAAGATCCAGCTGCGAATCTGCAAGTGTTAAAGAAGACTCAGGCATTTGCAAATCAGAAACTTAAAGAGCAGGGATTTCTATTCTTAAACGATGTATACAAAATGTTGAATATTCTCCCAACAAAAGCAGGACAGGTAGTAGGTTGGATTTATGACGAAAAGAATCCGATCGGAGATAACTATGTTGATTTTGGATTGTACGATATTCATGATGAACGTAAACGTGCTTTCATCAATGGAATCGAAAGAAACGTAATCTTAGATTTTAATGTCGATGGAAATATCTTAGACAGAATGTGAATGACAGGTCTTGATAATACATATTCCGGAAATGTACATCGAGACGAATTTGATAGGAGTTACTGGTAACTATACGAAAGGAGTAACAAGATCATGAATAATAAATCTACATTTTTAGCATACGCACTGGCAGTAATGTCAGTGTTTTGCTTTGTTAGTGGCTTTGTTATTTTATCCATTTGAAAGGAGCTTGTATGGACAGACTGAGCGATATCTTATCTTTATTAGAATACTCGTTTGACAGTAAAGAAAAACGACATATCGCTGGAGGAATTCTAATCAGTATGTCACTATTGTTTGGTGGCTTAGCATTCACCATTATCACGTTACGAACGGAGGAAGAAGAAGACAATGGATAAGAAAAATTTATTTATGTTAGCTACGGGAATCGTTATCGGTTCCTGTGCTACTTGGAAATATGTGTCTGTGAAGGAACGAAATAGAGCAAACGAAGAGATTGCAGATGTAAAACGTATATATTCTTCTAAGAAGAATCAGGAAGAAAATTCTAGCGAAGATATTCCAGAGAAAGAAACATATACACCAATAGAAGAAGATAAGAATCACAACAAAGAAATTATTGAGAAAATGAACTATTCATCATTCTCAAAGAAAGTAGAAAAGGAGAAAAAAGTGGAAAGACCTTATATTATTACACCGGAAGATTTTGGCGAATGTGGATATAGTACAGTTAGTCTGACATATTATGCAGACGATGTACTGACATATGAAGATGACGATGAACTTATTGATAACCGAGATGAAATTGTTGGTGACGACGCAGTTAACCATTTTGGAGAATACGAGGATGACTCAGTATTCGTACGAAATGATGCTAAGAAATGCGACTACGAAATTTTATATGATCAGAGAAATTATCATGATATTTATCCAGAATAAACGGAGGTATGAGTATTGCTAAATAATGGTATTTATGAACAGTATTTTAATTGGTTGTGCGATGTTGTAAATGTTTCTACAGTATCGTATAACAAATTGTTACGACTTTTGCACCGTACAAAATTTCGTTGGAGCAATATCAGAGATAAAAACAGAGCTGAAGATGGTGTCGATTTAAGATTTAGATTTAGAAAAAGTATAGACTGTCTAAGTAGAAATGAAGTTTTAAATTGGCATGATGAAGAACCTTGTTCAGTTCTTGAAATGATGATCGCTTTAGCGATACGTGCAGAAGAACAAATTATGGATAATCCACAGGTTGGAAATCGTACGACTCAATGGTTTTGGGGTATGGTAGCAAGTCTTGGATTAACAGGTATGAGTGATGATATGTTTGACTTAATTGAAGCCAAAGATATTATTGAACGATTTTTAGACAGAGAATATTCTCCTGATGGTAAAGGTGGTTTATTTACAATTAGAGATTGCGAATACGATTTACGAGATGTTGAGATATGGACACAGCTCTGTTGGTATTTAGATAGATTTGTGTAGGGAGGAGGAATAAGTAATGTGGTTGATTTTCTAATGATTTCAACTCGCCCGACAAAAAAAGGGACCTTAGAGATATATCCAAAATTTAAAATGTATCCAAAAAGTAAAGATTTAATGATTCGCGGTGGGGATTTTTATGCAGTCTGGATGGAAGACGAAGGTCTATGGTCTACTGATGAAGAAGATGCACTGCAGATTATTGATCGTGAACTTGATAAATTCGCAAAAGAGAATCAAGACAAATTCAATTGCAATATCAGAGTTCTTCATATGTGGGATTCTGAAACTGGTATGGTAGATAGCTGGCATAAATATTGTCAGAAGCAAAAAAGAGATTCTTTTCATATGTTAGATGAAAAACTTATATTTTCAAATACTGAAACAAAAAAAGAAGATTATGCAAGTAAACGTTTGGATTACCCATTAGAACCAGGAGATACTTCTGCATATGAGAAGCTTATATCTACATTATATACAGAAGAAGAACGATACAAGATTGAATGGGCTATTGGTTCTATTGTAACCGGTGATTCTAAAACAATTCAAAAGTTCTTAGTATTATACGGTGAAGCTGGAACAGGTAAATCTACAATTTTGAACATTATTCAGAAGTTATTTAACGGGTATTGTTCAACGTTCGACGCTAAAGCGATTGGCTCTGCTAGTAATATGTTTGCGTTGGAAGCGTTTAAGACAAACCCTTTGGTAGCGATCCAGCATGATGGAGACCTGTCTAGGATTGAAGATAATACAAGATTAAATAGCTTGGTTTCCCATGAGCTTATGACAGTAAATGAAAAATTTAAATCTGCATTTACTAATAGCTTTAAAGCATTCCTATTCATGGGTACAAATAAACCGGTTAAGATTACCGATGGTAAGTCAGGTCTTATTAGAAGATTAATAGATGTAAAACCATCTGGTAATAAACTGAGTTCTAAAGCATATAAAGAAGCATTTAGTAAGATAGACTTTGAGTTAGGAGCAATAGCCTATCATTGTAAGGAGGTATATTTAGAAAATCCTGGTCGTTATGATAATTATATTCCAACAGCAATGTTGGGAGCATCAAACGATTTCTATAACTTTGTATTAGATTCGTACCATATATTTAAGAAAGAAAACGGCACTACGTTAAAAGCAGCATGGGAAATGTATAAAACCTACTGCGACGAAGCGAAAGTGCCGTTTCCATTTTCTAAAAGAAATTTCAAGGAAGAATTGAAGAACTATTTTCATGACTTCAACGAACGTTTCAATATGGAAGATGGATCGAGAGTACGAAGTTATTATAAAGGATTTAGAACAGAGAAATTTGAAAATGATAAAAAACAAAATACAGAACCAGAACATAAACCAGAACATTGGTTAAAATTTGATTCTACAGAATCTATATTTGACGATGTTTGTAGTGATTGCCCAGCTCAATATGCTTCAGTGAAAGAAACACCAACTAATAAGTGGGAAAAAGTTACTACACAACTGAAAGATATTGATACGTCTAAGTTACATTATGTACAAATACCAGAAAATCATATTGTTATTGACTTTGATATTAAAGACGAAACAGGCAAAAAATCTTTTGAAAAGAATGTTGAAGCAGCGAGTAAGTGGCCAGCTACATATGCTGAGACAAGTAAAAGTGGAGCAGGTATTCATCTACACTATATTTATACTGGCGGTGATCCGAAAGCGCTTAGTCGTATTTACGATACTGATGTAGAAATCAAAGTGTTTACCGGTAAGAGTTCATTGAGAAGATTACTTACAAAATGTAATAATTTACCGATCTCTACAATCAATTCTGGTTTACCTAAAAAGAAAGGTCAGAGAAAAATGGTAGAAGATAAAGTGATTAAGAGCGAAAGGAGTCTCCGAGAACAAATCAAACGGAATTTGAATAAGGAGATACATCCAGGAACTAAACCGTCGATTGATTTTATTTATGAAATCTTAGAGGGTGCTTATAACAGTGGATTACATTATGATGTGAGCGATATGTTTAACCCTATATTTGCATTTGCAGCACAGAGCACACATAAAGCAGATTATTGTATTGATCTTGTAAGTAAAATGAAGTTTAAATCGGAAGATGCTTCAGAAGCTACAGTTGATGAAGAGAAACCGATCGTATTTTATGATATTGAGGTATTTCCAAACTTATTTCTCGTAAATTGGAAACTTCAAGGCAAAGAAAAACCAGTCATTCGTATGATTAATCCATCTCCATCAGACATCGAAGAGTTATTACAGTTCAATTTGATTGGTTTTAATTGTCGTAGATACGATAATCACCTAATTTATGCCCGTCTTATGGGGTATTCTAACGAACAGCTCTATAATTTATCACAAAAAATCATCAATAATAGTGATGATAACGTTTTTTTCAGAGAAGCATATAACTTATCATATACAGATGTTTATGATTTCGCATCTGCAAGAAATAAAAAATCCCTTAAAAAGTTTGAAATTCAGCTAGGAATTCATCATCAGGAGCTTGGTTTACCTTGGGATGAACCAGTTCCAGAAGATAAATGGGCTCTTGTAGCGGAATATTGTGATAATGATGTTATTGCAACAGAAGCAGTATTTAACCATTTATCAGGAGATTGGATGGCTAGACAAATTCTTGCAGATTTAGCAGGGATGACTGTAAACGATACCACAAATACGCTCACAACAAGGTTTATTTTTGGAATGGACAGGCATCCACAGAACAAATTTTGTTATCGTGACTTATCTCAACCAGTATACGACTTGAGTGAAGATGTACGAGATTTCTTACAAGAAGCGTGTCCGAAGATGATGTGTATGACGCATGGGGAAGCGGGCAGTTTACTTCCATATTTTCCTGGTTATAAATATGAGAATGGTGTATCTACATATCGAGGCGTAAAAGTTGGCGAAGGTGGTTTAGCAGAAGGAATACCTGGCATCTACTATAACGCTGCTTTGTTGGATATTGCATCCATGCATCCACATAATATAATCGCTGAATGTTTGTTTGGCCCTGTATTCACAAGACGATTTAGAGAAATTGTTGAGGGAAGAGTTAGCATCAAGCATGAAGCATGGGAAGAAGTAAATGGTATGTTGGATGGTAAATTAACACCATATATTGAGAAGGTTAAGAATGGAGAAATGACTGCTAAAGAGCTTGCGAACGCTTTAAAAACGGCAATTAACTCTGTTTACGGATTAACAGCGGCTAGATTTCCAAATGCGTTTAATGATAAGCGTAATAAAGATAATATTGTCGCTAAGCGTGGAGCGTTATTTATGGTTGATCTTAAATACGCCGTGGAAGAAAGAGGCTTTACTGTGGCACATATTAAGACAGACTCTATCAAAATTCCAAACGCAACACCTGAAATCATTCAGTTTGTAATGGATTTCGGAGAACAGTATGGATATACATTTGAACATGAGGCTACGTATGATCGTATGTGTTTGGTAAACGATTCAGTTTATATCGCAAACTTTGCTACAGCTGAAAAATGTCAGGAATTATATGGATATGTTCCAGATGATAATAAGAAAAAAGGTGGAAAATGGTCTGCTACAGGTACTCAGTTCCAGATTCCTTACGTATTTAAGACATTATTTAGTAAAGAAATTGTTGAATTCAATGATCTATGTACAACATTTTCAGTATCTAAAGGTGATTTATATTTAGACATTAACGAAAAACTTCCAGATGTTACGGATTATGAAAAACAGTTAGAAAAACTAGAAAAATCGTATAAGCAAGGTAAGATTTCTGACACAATGTTTGAGCCTGAATCACAGGAATTAGCAGATAAAATCGCTGAAGGACACGACTTACATTTTGTGGGAAGAGTCGGACAATTTACACCGGTTAATCCTGGACATGGTGGAGGAGTGTTATATCGTGTGAACGATGGGAAAAACTATAGTGCTTCGGGTACCAAAGGATATCGTTGGATGGAATCTGAAATGCTGAGAGGTGTTAATACAAAAGATATTGAAGTTGATGGTAAGACGATCACTGTTTTAGACGATAAAGATGATCTGGTTGATATGAGTTACCACAATAAAATGGTTGACGATGCAATTGAAACTATATCTCAGTATGGAGACTTTGAGATGTTCGTATCTCAGGAAGCACCGATGTTACAACCGGTTAACTTTATGACTATTCCAGATGGTATACCAGAAACAGTACCATTCGCGTAAAAAACAAAGCTTATTATGAAAGGAGTGATGAATCATGAAAATTAAAGATTGGATGAAACTTGGAGCTGGTGTTTATGTAGCAAATTGCACTTATGTAGTTGTAGCAGCTACAGTAACTATGTTATTAGAACCAGTAAATAACAAGTTACAGAAAATTAAAAAAGAATTAGAAGATTCAAAACAAGAAAACGAAGAGGAGTCCTAATAAGGGCTCTTTCTTTTTGTTTTAAATTTATTAACCAAATTATATTTCAAAGAAAAAGGAGAAAAGAATTATGAATTTAAATTTTGGACCAAGAGGAATTTTACAGATTGACGACGCTCATATTGCGTATCGTAATTTTGCAGGTGTTGGCGACAAATACAACCGTGAGGGAGATAGAAACTTTGCTTTGGTTATCCCTGATGAGGAGATTGCAGACGCTTTACTTGCAGATAAAAATCAATATGGCGTTGCTTGGAATGTAAAAATCAAACCTAACAGAGAAGAAGGTGAACCACCATTTATTACTCTTCCAGTAAAAGTGAAATTTAATGGTAGAGGCCCTAAAGTTATTGTGCAGTCAGGATCACGAACTAATAAATTAAATGAGAATACGGTAGGAACAATCGATCAGATGGATATCGAATCTGTAGATTTAGATATTCGTCCGTACGATGACGTAGTACAGGATAAACCATTCAGAGCAGCATATTTACAGTCTATCTGGATTCGCCAGAGAGTAGATCGTTTTGATGAAAGGATGGCCGAGGAAGAGTTCCCTGAAGACGAATAATAGGAGGTGATATTATGAGTCAATTAAAAAAATATTTAGACCTCAGAAAAAAACACGAAAAAGAGCTTACCGATTTCCCTATGAAATACGCATTTTCAGATGAAGGATTAGACAAAGCATTAAAAGAACTGGATGCTAAGGAAGAAGAATGTACAAGCATTATCGGTTGTGGAGATGTTATTAGAAAAAAAGATATTCCAAATTGGTTTAATATGATCAAACGACATAAAGATGAACTCGATGAGCTTATGAAAAACCATGATGTAGCATATGAAGCGTTTCTTTATGAAATGAATAACCACGAATATGCAATCAACTGGGAAGGTGATTGCGACGTTCTTGGATGCTTTGGTATGAATGAGAAAACGTTAGAAGAGAAAGGTTTGCTTTCTGAATATCGTAGAGCTCAGGTGACGCATTATAAATTAATGCAAAAGAATGGTGTGATCTGATGGGAACACAGTTCTTAAGAGATTATCAGTTAGATGCAGTCAACGAGATGTTTAGTGGCTGCATCTTAGCTGGTGGTGTCGGATCAGGGAAGAGTCGTACAGGTCTTTATTATTATTTTAAAGAAAATGGCGGAAGCATGATTCCAAATTTTAAACCTATGAAAAAACCGCAGGATCTATATATCATAACAACAGCTATGAAAAGAGATTCTCTTGAGTGGGAAGAGGAATTACTTCCATATCATCTTTACGCCGAGCCAGGCGGGGAGAACTACTATAAAAATAAAGTAGTAATCGATTCTTGGAATAACATAAAAAAATATGCAGATGTACAAAACGCGTTCTTTATATTCGATGAAGACAGAGTACAAGGTTCTGGAGCATGGGTTAAAGCATTTTTAAAAATAGCTAAGGCAAATAAGTGGATCATATTGTCTGCCACTAGTGGCGATTGCTGGATGGATTATGTTCCAGTATTTATTGCGAATGGTTTCTATAAAAACAGAACTGAGTTTATAAGAGAGCATGTAATATATTCTCGGTACACGAAATACCCTAAAATCGATCGATACTTAAATACAGGTAGATTAATACGTTTACGAAATAAAATATTGGTCGATATGGATTTCATTAGAGATACAGTACCACATCATGAGGATATATACGTTCCGTACGATATTTCTACTTATAAAGATGTGATCAGAAATCGCTGGGATATTTATAAGGATGAACCGATACAACAAGCGGCAGGACTTTGTTATGTCTTGCGACGGGTCGTAAATACCGATGAGCGACGAGCTATGGCCGTTTTGGAGATATTAGAAAAGTCTCCGAGAGTCATTATATTCTACAACTTTGACTATGAGTTGGATATTCTTATGAATCTTGCTTATGGGGAAGACGTAGAGGTAGCTCAATGGAACGGCCATAAACATCAACCAGTGCCAGACACTAAAAGTTGGGTATATTTAGTTCAATATACGGCTGGATGTGAGGGTTGGAACTGTATAAAAACAGATACAATCATATTTTACAGCCAGAATTACTCTTATAAAGTTATGGAACAAGCATCCGGACGTATTGATAGGCTAAATACGCCATATAAAGACCTATATTACTACCATTTGAAGAGTCGAAGTGGCATTGATCTTGCTATATCTAAGGCTCTTACAAAGAAAAAGAAGTTCAATGAAAGAGGTTATACAGATAAAATGTTTAAACCAAGATCATCAACCACGAATTCGAAATTAAGTATTAAAGATCGAATTGAATTATTACAGAGAAAGATCATTTTAAATAGCATAGCTTACTATAAATACAACAAAAGTCCCATGTCTGATAAAGCGTATGACGAAATGTGTAAAGAATTAGTAGATATGCAAAAAAAATATCCAAATATAAAAGATACTATGTACGGTTACGTTTTTTACGATTTCGATGGAACCACAGGTTTTGATTTATTTGATCGATTAACCTCAAAAGATAAAGAATATTTAAACAATATAGCAGGTCATGCGTTATTTGATTAATGAAACAGATATTTATACAAAGATTTGAAGGAGATATTTTACTATGAAGAAATTTTTAGCAGTTTTATCCTTAGTATGTATGTTAACCGTAAATGGAACTAGTGTTAATGCAGCTGAAGACAGCAATGTTGACTTGAAAGGTTATGAAGAAGTACAAAAAACATTCAAACCACATGTCGACGAGAAGATCAGACAAGAAAAACAGGCTGAAAAAGCACGAAAAGAGGCTATAAGGCGTAAAAAAGCAGAGCAAAAACGCAGAGAAGAAGAAGCTCGAAAGGATTTGGGCAGAAGATTCGGTACTTTTAAGATTACATATTACTGGATCGGAGAAGATCGGTGGGGATATCGTACCGCTATGGGTGTAAGAAGCAGTAGATTCTATACAGTCGCCGTAGATCCGGATATTGTTCCACTTGGAAGTATCTTAACAATCAACGGAGAAGAATATTATGCTGTTGATACTGGAAATAAGGTACAAGGAAACGTGATCGATATCTTTTCAGAAGAACCTTTACACGAAAAATGGTATACCAGAGACGTAAAAATCGTTAGATGGGGAACATGGAGGAGAAGATAATATGAATTTAAGACAGAAATGTAAGAAATTAAAGAAAGAGAACGAACGTTTACAAAAATATATTCCGGGATATCCATCACCTATCGTGCATATCGATCATTATCAGATGGTTACATTAGCTGCACGAAAAGAGCTTAATCCTAAATATGAAACTTTGGATTATTATCGGGATCTAATGAAGAGTTATTTACTTGAAGATGTTACCGATGATGTAAAAAAATTCGTTAGAACTGAACAGTATAGAGATATGACTACCGGTAGAATGGTTATAGAAGGTCGTGTAAAAGTATGTGAACCAGATTAAGGAGGATATTATGACTTTATATTTAGTTCATGGAAATAAAAATTTAGATGGATGGGGCTATGAATCCTATGTATTTGGAATTTATACTGAAAAAGACTCGGCTGAAAATGCTGCGTATTTAATAACTCAAGAATTATATGAAATAGGTATGAATACAGACGATTCTTATATTAAAGATATTTCTGATGTTCAGGTTGAAATTGAAGAGATTGAAGCTGATAAAGGTGTAGATATTTATTTAGGAGGATACTGTGAATAAAGAGAAAATGGATGTGGTCGAATTTGCTGAAAGGGTGTTAGACCTTGAGTTGTTTGATTATCAGAAAGAAATTCTTAGAAAGGTATATACAGAAGTAGTGTCTGGACAAACAGTTTATATTGCTCCGCCACGACATTTTGAACTTGGATATTTATGCCATCTTATGAAAACAATAATTGGTCCATACTATCAATTTAATAACACAGAAAATTCTATGCCAGAAACTATCAATATATCATTATTGAGAAAGGACGATAAAGATGAATGCAAAGAAATGTGATGTATGTGGTAAATTTTTTCTACCAAATCATTATATAGATGGTAGAAAAACATTTTATAGAATGTATGTACGAGCAATAGATAAGGATGGTCTTCCTCGTATTGACGATGGTTACGACCTTTGTGAAGATTGTTCCAAATCTTTAGACAAGTGGCTAGAAAGTCAGGGAGTGGATAATGCTGAAGCTCGCTGATTATTTTAACAAACATGACATCGACTATGACATGAGGTATATTCCAGAATCAAAAGCCATAAAATATACATTCGTAAAACATGGATACCGTGTCATATTAGAAGAAACAATTGAAACGTTAAAAAATCTTGATCATTCTGGTTGTCTTGTTATGAATTTTATTATGGATCGTTGTAAGATTGGTCAGGATTTATTTGAGAGTCTATCAAATGGTAGGCTCTCTTTTTAGATTAGGAGGTTAGAGAAGATGATTAAAGTAGAAAGCCATTTAGCTAAAAAATGTCAGGAGTGTCCATGTTTCGAAGCAACTATGGATCGTGACGATATATACGCCGTTTGCACAATATCGGCAACCATTGTTTCTGTAGATTGTTCAAATCGAAAATTGTGCGATTCTATAGAAAGACATCTTGAAGAAAGAGAGGAGAAATAATATCATGAAACAGCGTTTTATAGTGATTTCGACCAATGGATATGAGATTGGTACTGAACAATTTACAACTTATGATAAAGCATATGATTATATGTCTTACGAATATCGCAAACTCAAACCGAAATTACACCTCGAAGAATATGAAGAGTTATCATATTTAAGTGATTATAAAGCACTTTTATATCGTAATGGATTGGATGTTTATTGCTGGAGTATTTGCAGGGTAGTTGTTTAAGGAGGAATAAATATGTGGACAGTAATATTTTTAATAGCTTTCATCGCTTCAGTAATATTGGCAGTATCATTTGACAATAAGGGTTATTTGGGATGGTATATGGTATTTATTGTAGTGGCTATAGTATCAGTTATAGGTTTGGGTGTAAGTATTACCTATTACATATCAGTGTCAGATTTACCAGATTGGTTTAAGTTCTATTTATTATCAAGATAGGAGGAACAATATATGAAGTTAAGAGATATTTTACCATTGATTAAGTATGGGGATGATGTTTTGATACAATCCAATGGCACTGATGTTGCTATGATATATTGTGACTTTACTGGTCATGATGTATTATCTGATAGTTATTTAGACAGTAAAGTTGATGGAATACAAGTTGATGGTGGTCAAGATAATACAATCATCGTAACGATAAATTAAGGAGAAATAATTATGAGTAAAAACAAAACAGTTATTGGCGAAATCAATGTAGAAGTAAAAACAGGTCTTAGCGTAGATAGAAAGACTGCTGAAATTTGTAGGGATTTATTAGCTATATATTATAAAAACAAGGATTGTAAAGGTGTTGTTTTATCATTTCCTGATGAAAATATGATGCGTGATGTTGGTAGTCAACCAATAATGTCTGAACAGGCGCTCGAAGATGCTATGATCATAGCGGCACAAAGTAATCCATCTCATGTATAGGAGGAACAATCATGCTTAACTTTTTAGTATTAGCTGAGAACGCAAATGACGCCAGACACAAATATTTAATACTTGTCGATCAGCTTAGAGAAGCGGAAATTAAATATAGACAGCATTTTAATCAGCTTGTCATAACTACAGATAATACAAGAACTAAATTCGTATTTTCAAGAAAACAGTTTTTAGGAATAAGACCAATTCCAGATGTTATCTGTGGTACAAATAAGAAACTTATAGACAGTAACTTTGATGTGGTGAGTGATCACGAACCAATATATTACATAAAACAAAAGGAGTTAGACAAATGGAATATGATTTAAAGCAAGTACATTTTAACGAGTATTGTCATACTTGCAAATACACAAATAAAAACGAGGATGAAGATCCATGTGATGAGTGCTTAGCTCATCCGGTTAATCTATATTCTCACAAACCAGTAAATTGGGAGGTGAAAAAGAAAGGATATGGAACGACAAAAAAATAGAAAATACGGAGCATTATGTGTGATGTTAGGTTTGTTATCGATACCGGTTACAGACTATGACATCACATTTTTTATTTTAATGCTAATAACAGGTGTTCTGTTATTTGTAACTAAGAAACATATATTCGATTAGTTTTAGGAGGTCAGAGAAATGCAATTAGGAGAATATTTAAAAACACTACCTGAATCACAGACGGTAGCAGTCGGAACTGTAGGCGGAAGCGGATGGGTGTATATCGGAACATTAGATGATCCGAATAATATCGTTACATCTTTCGCTTCCATATTTAGAAATGCCAAACGTGAACTTGAAAGAGATGAGCAGTTTCTTAATAGTGGACGAGCCGAATCCGAAAATAGTATTGCAAAAGTAACACACAGAATAGAACATCATAAAGCTTATCTTGATGGGTATTTACCAGCACTAAAAAGAGATATACAGCGAGTATATAACAGATTCACGGACAGCTCTATAGCGATCGTTATTGACGGACGAGAATACGGATACTGGGATAAAGAAGAATATGAAAATAGATACAGACAGACGAACGTGAGGTACAAACTATGAGTGTAAGAGATAGATTTGATAGAGATGCATTAAATGCTTTACAGAGTATTGCTAGATCACTTGAACGAATTGCTGATTCTATGGAAAAGAAAGAAAATAAGAATAACGAAAAATCAGTTAATCCTAGTAAAATTGAAAAACTCATGGAAGACGAGAGATGGTGGTAGTAATGATACGTACAATCTTTGAAATTATATCAATTGTGATATTTTCAATAAATGGCATAATAGGGATTATCTGTTGTAGTATTTTGTTATATTCACTGATTAAGGATTATGTAAAACGGAGGAATGAGAAATGAGTGATATTTTAGTTTTTATTGCCAAAGCTTTGATTATTTATGTAGGCGTCTACGGAATTGTAGATAGGATCTGTAACTGTATCGAGAAATGTAAGAAAGGAGATGATTATTATGACTGCAAATAGATTCATGAAACCAGTAACAGAAAGTTTTATTGTTAGTTTTACAAATTCAACAGGTAAAGAAGAAGATTCTGTTTTAATTGTTGGTCAGAAGCAGATGAATCAGATGGCGGCTATCAAGCAGGCGTATCAGGGAAAAGAGGCTGTTGATATTTACGAGAAATTGAAAGGAGAGAAAGCGGAGTGATCAGTAGTATATTATTCGGTATCATCATCTTTGTGATATTGGTGTTCTTATTTTGTTTGGCATTTGGTATTGTCGTTCTAGCAGTATCAGGTGCCATTTTTATTATAAGCGAACTATTAGTTAGACTTATGAAGATTGGCAGTAAGTTACGATCTTGGTGGGCTATGAAAAAATGGAAACGGAAGTTTAAGAAACGTTTCGATGATGCACCTACGGCAGATTGTTATTGTATTGACTGTAAGCATTTTAAGAAAGGGTATACCGGTCATGGTGATTGTGACTATTGCGACTTATATTGGAAGAAAACACCAGATGATGGGTTCTGTTGGAGTGCTGTTAGAAAGGAGTGATTGGTATGAAATCTTGTAAAGGTTGTAGGTATGAAAAGAGTATGACGCGTAATATTTTGTTGGGTTTATGCACAGGTTGTAAGCGTGCGTACACTCGTGAAGACGATCGTGAGATGTTCTCTGACAAGTATATTTCAGATGGAAAGCAGGAGTCTTGCTACGATTGTAGGTATGTTGAGCAGTGTTATTTGACTGAAAAACGTATGAAAAAATACCCAAATGGAGCGTGTCAACTTAAGGATATTTTCCGTATGAAGGAGGAAAGAGGGCAATTTTATAATAAAAAATCTAGCTAATTTTGTGGACACTTTTGAAAATAAAAGTGGGCTTTTGGTCAATTATGTTTGGGCAACTCGTCAATTTTGTGAAAATGGCGGGTTATTTTTGTGTCAATTTTGAAGAATTTTGGTCAGTTTTTGGCCATTTGCCCACTTTCTGCCCACTTTTAAAAACAAAAGTGGCCACGCAAAAACCACGTATTTATGCGGGTTTGCGGGGTTTCTGGTCAAAAACCCACTTTTATTTCTATTTAATTGTGAAGAAAAAATTAATAAATATATATAGATTTGCGAAAAAAAGTGGGCTTTTGACCAAAACTATAAAAAACACACATTTTTACAAAATTTTACTATTTTTAAAATTCGCGAAAAAAACATGCCCTTTTATGAGAGAGGACTGATTTTAGTTGTCTCTCTTTTATTTCTCAGACCTACTTAAGACGTTCATCTGATAACTCATACAAGATGGACTCCTTTCTGTGATGTACGATGATTTTTAATATTGGTATGTTAAATCATCTTGTGTGAGTTGGATAGATGAAAGTGAAAAGGAGATAAAAATGTTAGAAAGTAAATTTCAATCTGATTTGAAAAAAGAGTTAAAAAATAAATTTCCAGGATGCATTGTTATGAAAGCTGACTCAGCAGACATTCAAGGCATTCCAGACCTTTTAATTTTATACAAAGATAAGTGGGCTTCTCTTGAAGTTAAGAAAAATAAGAAAGCTTCGCATAGACCAAATCAGGATTACTATGTTGACAAAATGGAAGACATGTCATTTTCGCGTTTTATATATCCAGAGAATAAGGAGGACGTATTAAATGATTTGGAACAAACATTCAAATCTTGAGGGGCTTCATGCTCCATTTAGCGCAAGTCAAAGTGCATGGTTAAGATACGATGATGAGAAATTACTTAGCGTCTATGATAACAAGAAAGCTTCTTACATAGGAACACAGTTACATGAATGGGCTAAGAATACAATTGATTTAAAAATAAGACAACCTCGGTCTAAGAAAACTTTATATGCATACGTGAATGATGCAATTGGTTTTCGAATGAATACTGAAGTTGTCTTATTTTATTCTGATCATTTCTTTGGTACTGCAGACGCAATCAGTTTCGATAAAGGTATATTGCGAATTCATGATCTTAAGACTGGTAATCATCCAGCTAAAATGGATCAGTTAGAAGTATATACTGCATTATTCTGTTTGGAATACAGAATAAAACCAAATGAATTAAAAGATATAGAACTGCGAATATATCAGAACGATGAGGTGATAATTCATAAACCAGATCCTGATGATATATCAACCATTATGGATATCATTATTCATGACGATAAATTGTTAGAAAAAAGAGACGAGGAGGAATTAGGACGATGAATGAAGTTGTTCAAGAAATGATGAGTATATATTTGGATTCAGGAATGTCTGATGAAGAATACATAGAGCATTATGGAATGCCTCGTCGAAGCGGTAGATATCCTTGGGGTTCTGGCGAAGATCCTTATCAGCATGGAAGTAAAGACTTTATTAGTAGAGTCGAAGATTTAAAGAAAACCGGTTGGACCGAAACACCTGAAAATATCAAAGAAGCATTTGGTATCAATACTACCCAATATAGAATTGAGAAAGCTTTAGCTAAAGATGAACGTAGAGCGTATAACGTTGCAACTGCAAAGTCTTTAAAAGCGGATGGGCTGAATAATTCTGAGATCGGTAGAAAAATGGGTGTAAAAGAATCCACTGTTCGAAGTTGGTTTAATGCAGAATCAGAATCAAGAATGAAACAGTCCGAAGAGACAGCTAATTTTATCAAGGAACAAGTAGATAAAAAAGGAATGGTCGATGTTGGTACTGGTGTAGAACGAGAGTTGAATGTATCAAAGACTAAATTCGATCAGGCCTTATATTTGTTGGAACGAGAAGGATATCCAATTTATAAAGGTGGTATTCCACAGGCAACCAATCCTGGGCAACAGATCAATCAGAGAGTTATTTGTAAACCAGGAACGGAACATAAAGAAATATATAATTATGACAAAGTATATTCTTTGAAAGATTATATTACTCGTGATGGTGGTGATACATATGAAAAGAAATTTAGCTATCCAGCTTCTTTAGATTCTAAACGATTAAAGATCAGATATAACGAAGATGGCGGTATTGAGAAAGATGGTGTTATTGAAATTCGAAGAGGTGTGAAAGATCTAAGCCTTGGCGAATCAAGATATGCACAGGTCCGTATATTGGTTGATGGCACGCATTATCTTAAAGGAATGGCTGTATATTCTGATGATTTGCCAAAAGGTGTAGATGTTATGTTTAACACAAACAAATCAAAAGGTACGCCGATGATGGATGTATTGAAACCTATTAAAGCTGATCCCGACAACCCTTTTGGAGCATTAATTAAAGACGCTGATAAAGGTGGGCAGTATTGGTATGATCCAAAGACTGGTGAAAGAGTTAGTTCTAGTAAACCAGGAGCAAAACTCGGACTTATTAATAAGAAATCCGATGAGGGTGACTGGAACGATTGGGATAATACATTACCTGCTCAGTTCTTGTCTAAGCAGTCTATTTATATGGCTAAGAAACAGTTAGGTCTAGCCCGTGCTGATAAACAGGCAGAGTTTGATGAAATAAAATCATTAACAAATCCCACAGTTAAGAAATATCTCTTACAAAAGTTCTCAGATACTTGTGATTCTGCAGCCGTAGAGCTTAAAGCGGCAGCATTACCTGGACAAAGATACAGTGTCATTATTCCAATTACAACCATGAAAGATACAGAAGTTTATGCACCTAATTACGAAAACGGTACTAAACTCGCGTTGATAAGATTTCCTCATGGTGGAACCTTTGAAATACCAATTCTGACTGTAAATAATAAACAGCCTCAAGCAAGAAAGCTTTTGGGAACCGATGTGCCCGATGCTATTGGTATTAATCATAAAGTTGCGGATCGTTTAAGTGGCGCTGATTTCGATGGAGATACAACAATGTGTATTCCAACGCATGATAAAGCAGGAAAAGTTAAGATCACATCTACAAAACCATTAGAAAAATTAGAAGGATTCGATCCAAAGACAAGTTATGGTGCGTCAGAAGTTAAAGAAGATAAAGATGGTAATAAACATTACTATCGAGATGGTAGAGAATACCGAATCATGACTAAGACTGATACAGAAATGGGTAAGATATCGAACCTGATTACTGATATGACGTTAGCAGGAGCAAGTCCTGACAAATTAGCTAGAGCTGTTAGACATTCAATGGTTGTTATTGATGCCGAAAAACATAAACTAGACTACAAACAGAGTGAGTTAGACAATAATATTCGTGCGTTACGTAAAGAATACCAGCCTCATATGGATGAGAATGGAAGAATGCGTTATGGCGGAGCTTCAACTCTTATTTCAAGAAGTAAAGGAGAGAAGCAGGTTGAGAAACGTCAGGGTACACCTAAGATTAATATCAAAGGCACCCCAGACTATGATCCAACCCGCCCTGAAGGAGCGTTGATCTATAAGACTGCCGATGACTCAAAGTACACCGTTAAGAAGCTGAATCCTAAAACAGGTGAGATAACGGAAGTTGTAAAGACTCGATATCAGAAGAGTACTAGGATGGGAGAAACAGATGATGCTAACACCCTAGTATCAGAAGCAAAACATCCAATGGAACTCGTTTATGCTGATTATGCTAATAGTATGAAAGCTATGGCTAATGAAGCACGTAAAGAGATGATGAGTACCGGCAAGATAGCATACAGTAGTGAAGCTAAATTGAAGTATCAGAAAGAGGTTGATTCTTTAAAAGCTAAACTTAACACTGCGTTATTGAATGCTACTCGTGAGAGAGAAGCGCAACGTAAAGCCAATGCTGCAGTTAATAAGAAAATAGAAACTACTGAGATGTCTAAGAAAGATCTTAAGAAAGCTAAACAACAGGCAATCTCTAAATACAGAGATGAAGTCGGTTCTATTGCTAGGCGTGATAGATCAATACCAATTACAGAGAGTGAATGGAAAGCTATTCAGGCTGGTGCTGTATCTGAGAATGTTCTTAAGAAGATACTTGATAATACCGACATTGATGTGCTTAGACAATTAGCTACACCAAAAGCTACTAAAGAACTTAGTGCAGCTAAAGTAAACCGAATCAAAGCGTTGAGTGGATCTAACTACACTATTGATGAGATAGCTAAGAAGTTGGGTGTATCAGTGTCAACCGTAAACAAGTATTTGAAAGGAGTTTGATGAATGATTGAATATCGATTAACTACATTTGACAATCCTTTTGATCCGTTTGACGACTTTACTCAATGGCTTTTGTTTGATAACGAAAAAGGATACAACACTTGTGGTTACTTAGCAAGATTACTTGCCAACCTTCCTGACGATTTGTCGGAAGTTGAAGAAGAACAGGAGAAAGAAAAAGCAATTGATACGATCATTGCTAACGATTTCTTAAATATTTATAAGAAAGTTGAAAGAAAGAGCGACGAACACGTATATGCGTTTGATTAAGGTATAGGGGGGTGTCTAAAAAACTACCCCCTCCCCTACATCGCCGCCCTCTTTAAAAATTCTCCGGCGGTATTTTTCTGACAACATTTTGGTGCATACATACCTATAAAGAAAGTAAATTATATAAAATTACAAGATTTTGTCAAAGAATTTTTCATAAAAGATACTTTATCCTAAAAAATTTCTACCATGAGTCTATATTGTTGTCCAAAAAGAAGTTAATAAATCCAATGTATGCACCAAAATGTTGTCAGAAACTATCGAATTAACAATAGTAAACATGTAAAAAGGAAGGTGGAAGCATGGCTAAAAAAGGCGAAACAAGACCGCCAGCAACATCTCCAGAGGTACAGGAAGCTCGAATGGTTAACATGGCATATAAGTTAGCTGAGAGACAGATGATGGAAGGTACTGCATCGTCTCAAGTTATCACTCATTTCTTAAAACTCGGATCATCAAGAGAAAAAAGAGAGATGGAAAAGTTAGAAGAAGAGAATAAGCTGTTGCGGGCAAAAACAGAATCGCTAGAATCAGCAAAACATGTCGAAGAATTGTATGCCGAGGCTATAAAGAGTATGAAAAAATATTCAGGACATGAAGACGAATGATGAGGACATATAGTGAACTTATATTATTACCGACGTTTGAAGAACGGTATGAATATTTGAAATTAGATGGACAAGTTGGACAAGAAACTTTCGGAAGTGATCGTTATTTAAATCAATTATTCTATAAAGATCGTGAATGGCTTTCTATAAGAAATGACGTGATTATTAGGGATGCTGGAAGAGATCTAGGTATTGAGGGACGTGAATTAAATTCATATATAATTGTACATCATATGAACCCAATTACAAGAGATGACATTATTAATAGGACTGAATTATTACTAAATCCAGAGTATTTAATATGTGTAAGCGCACGTACCCATAAAGCAATACATTATAGTGATAGTGGATTGTTGATATCTGATCCAGTAATTCGACAAAAGAACGATACTTGTCCATGGAAGAGATAAATAGAACTCGGGTGATCTTCGGACCCCGGGTCTTTTTTTTATACCTAAATTTAGAAAGGAAAGAGATATGAATTTTAAAGATGCATTTGAATTGATGAAAAAAGGTCATAAGGTGAAACTTCCATCCTGGGGCGGATATTGGTACTGGGATGCAGAAAAAAAAACTATTATGATGCAGTGTAGAACAAAAGATAATGGAGAAAAAGGTGACTTATTGGATATTAGAGAAACACAGATGGTAGAGTACACCATGTCTAATATCTTATCTGATGATTGGATGATTGTAGAATAAGGAGGATGCGTTATGAAGAAGTTATTTATTTCACAGCCAATGAAGAATAAAACAGATGAGGAAATTTTAGCAGTAAGAGAACAGGCTATAAAATCTGCTAAAGAACTTTTAGGCGAAGAAGTTGAAGTTATTGATTCATTCTTTCAAAGTGCCCCTGTAGATGCAAGACCGATGTGGTTTTTAGGCAAATCTATAGAATTGCTTTCTACTGCTGATATTGTTTACTTTGCAAAAGACTGGGATAAGTTTAGAGGATGTAAAATTGAAAACACCTGTGCTAAAGAATATAGTATTCCAGTAATTGAATGTTAGGAGATGAAAAGAAAAGTATGATTATTACAGGAATGACTCACTTTCAGAGTGTATGTAAGAAGAAACTGGTAGATTGGTATAACAAACATTGTGAAGAAAATCATTTAGCAATTAAAGTTGATCTCAATAATGTATTTGTAGTTTGGTCTTGCAAGACCTTACAGAATTACAAATGCCTTGTATCCACCACGATCAGCGGCGATGGCATCTATGCAGAATACACATACAACGGAGACGAACAGGAACTATATGAAGATGTGTACAAAAAGCTGACAAATACATGCTACACAGGAGAATAAAAGCCGGATTGCTCCGGCATAAGGACTCTTATCTCAGTTGGTTAGAGAAATCGTCTCATAAACGATAGGTCCTGGGTTCAATTCCCAGAGAGTCCAGTTATATGATTATTAAAGTCCAGCTAATAAATGTCAATAATTAAATGAGAAAAAATTTATTTTGTTTTCTGACTAAAAAAGGGCAGACTTTCCCCTTGGTGAAAATATCGCTTTTTGAAAGATATTGATTCTTTGGATTTACAGTATTTTATGCAGCTATGTCGCATTTAGCAGCATTGTATTGTTTGATATGCTCCTGAGGAGCAATGATTTTGAATGGTTTGTTGTCTCTGAGTATTGCAAATATCATATTGCATACCTTATGTGAAAC